GACCACTTCGCCAGCCACCTGCGGCTGACCATCCTCCGCGTGCTCTCCGAGCTGCCCGGCTACAAGTCCAACGACAGCTTGCTCACCAGCGCCGCTGACGCGGTGGGCGTGCCGGCGACCCGCGACCAGGTCCGCACTGAGCTGGCCTGGCTGGCAGAGCAGCGCCTTGTCGTCACCGACGAACCCGGCCTGATGCGCCTGATCATCGCCGTGGCCACTGAACGCGGCCTCGATGTCGCCGCCGGCCGCGCACATGTGCCCGGCGTCCAGCGCCCCGCGCCGAGGTACTGACATGGGCAAGAAGGGCTTCGCCTCACGCCTCCCGCAAGATCTGCGGGAGGAACTCGACCGTCAGATCGTGGACGGCAAGCTGAGCGTCGATGAGTTGTGGACCTGGCTGCGCGGCCGGGGCGTCGATGTCGGGCGCTCATCCGTCCACCGCCACATGCAGAGCGTCGAAGAGGTCGCCGCCGAGGTTCGCCAGGCGCGTGAGGCCGCCTCGGCGATAGTCGGCCAGCTCGGCCCTGACGCAGCCGAGGGCAAGGTTGGCCAGCTGCTGATCGAGGTAGTGCAGAATATCGCCTGGAAGATCGCCCGCGACACCTTGCTGAACCCCGAGGGGCCGAGCCTGGACATGGAGCAGCTGATGTTCCTGACCAGCTCGGTTCAGAAGCTGCAGTCGGCCCAGAAGAGCGACACCGACCGCCGCCTGAAGATCGAGCAGGAAGCCCTGAAGAAGGCGGCCGCCAAGGCCGAGACCGTCGCCAAACAACGCGGCATGTCGGCCGACACGATCGAGGCGATCAAACACGCCGTCCTGGGTGTCGGCTGATGAAGCTCTCGCCGACCAATCCGGACGGCAAGCCCGACTTCGGCCTGGCCGAGGGCGAGGAGGCGATCAGGCGCCTGCCCAAGGGCGACTTGCTGCTCAAGTACCAGAGCACCTCGCTTGAAGATCTCTATACCGGCACCGCTCTGCTGGTGATCGAGAAGAGCCGCCGTATTGGTCTGACCTGGGGGCTTGCGGCCTACGCCGTCCTGAAGGCGGCCGCCCAGCCCTCGGCCGGCGGCATGAACGCCTGGTACATGGGTTACGACCAGGAGATGGCGCGCGAGTTCATCGACACGTGCGGCATGTGGGCCAGGGCCTTTGGTATCGCGGCCGAGGCGGCTGACGAGGAGATCCTGGAAGGTGACGGCGAGAAGGTTCAGGCCTTCCGGATCCGCTTCTCGTCGGGCTTCAAGATCGTAGCGCTGCCTAGCGTGCCGCGCGCCCTGCGCGGTAAGCAGGGTTTGGTGATCATCGACGAGGCGGCCTTCCACAAGGATCTGGTCGAGGTGATCAAGGCCGCTCTGGCCCTTCTGATGTGGGGCGGTCAGGTGGTTGTCGTCTCGACCCACGACGGCGCGTCCAACCCGTTCAACCTTCTCCTGGACGATGTCCGATGCGGCCGCCGCAAGGGCATGGTCAAGAAGATCACCTTCGACGATGCCATCGCCCAGGGCCTCTATGAGCGCATCGCCCTGGCCGCGTCGATCAAAGGCCGCGAGATCCTGCCCAAGGAACTCTGGATCAAGGACATTCGCGACACCTACGGCGACGACGCCGAGGAAGAGTTGGACTGCGTTCCCAAAGAGGGCGCGGGCTCGTTCATCAACCCGCAGGATCTGCAGGCGTGCGAGCATCCGGACGCAGGCAAGCCCGAGCTGTACGCCGGCGGTCTATGGTACCTCGGCCGCGACGTGGCGCGCCGCCGCGACCTGGCTGTCCTGCACGGTTACGAGCTGGTGGGTGATGTCCTCTGGCTGCGCGATCGCCACCTCTTCCAGAACGAAAAGTTCAAGGTCCAGGACGACACGGCCGCCGCCTTGATCGCCCAGCGCCGGATGACCGCCTACTGGATCGACCAGAGCGGCATGGGCGAGAAGGTCGTCGAAGACGAACAGGCCAAGTACGGCTCAACGCGCTGCGTCGGCGTCCTCTTCACCGGGCCTTCTCGCCTGGATCTGGCCATCGCCCTGAAGGACCGGGTTGAGCAGTGCAAGATCCGGATCCCGCCGCTGCCGGCCATCCGCGCCGACTTCCGCGCCATCAAGAAGAAGGGCACCGCCGGCGGCGGTGTCAGCCTGGTCAACGCCACCGATGAGGTCCACGCCGACGAGTTCTGGGCGGCGGGTCTGGCCTGCCGGGCCGCCAGCATGGCGGGCGTCGCTATTCCCGAGGCCCTCACCTCGGGCGCCACAGGCGCTCCGGACGCGTTCCTGGCCGCGGACTTCATCGACCCCTACGCCACCTTGAGCTTCACGGGCTACTGACATGGCTGAGACCCCGACCAAGGCCGACGAAACGGCCCAGAACGCCAAGCCGGTGTTCGACGAGATCGCGATCAGCGTCGCCGGCGTCGACATCACCCAGCCGTTCATGGGCGCCTTGCGCGAGATCCAGGACACCGTCCTGATGCGCCTGGGCACGAACTTCGGCGTCTACCAGGAGCTTCGGCGCGACGACCAGGTGCATGCCTGCTTCCAGCAACGATGCCTGGCGCTGACCTCGCGTCCCGTGCTCGTCCGCCCTGGCGGCGAAGATCCGATGTCGGTTGCGGCCGCCGACCATCTGCGGACCAACCTGGAGCAGATCCCGTTCGACCGCACCTCGCGCATGAAGCTCTGGGGCGCGTTCTACGGCTACGACGTCGCCGAGTGCATGTGGGTCTTACGGGACGGCAAGGTGTGGCTCGATCGAGCAAAGGTCCGCGTGCCGTGGCGCTTCCGGCACGGCGTGGACGGCACCTTGCGGATGCTGACCAGGTCAAACCGGGTCCAGGGTGAAGTGCTTCCCGATCGCAAGTTCTGGACCACCAGCTGGGGCGCGGACAACGACGACGATCCCTACGGTCTGGGCCTAGCCCATCAGCTTTACTGGCCAGTCTTCTTCAAAAAGCAGGGCTTGTCGTTCTGGCTGCGCGCCCTGGAGAAGTACGGCGCGCCGTCGACCTATACGAAGTACCCGGCCGGGGCTGACACCGACACCAAGAAGGCCGCCCTGGCCGTGGCCCAGAAGATGCGCCTCGACGGTGCGGCCGCCATCCCGGAGAACATGACGGTCGCGCTCCTCGAAGCGGCGCGCGGCACGGTCGATCAGGCCACATTCCTGCGCCAGATGAACGCGGCCATCGCCAAGATCATCCTCGGCCAGACCATGACGACCGACGACGGCGCCAGCCTGTCGCAGAGCCAGGTCCACATGGAGGTCCGCGAGGAGCTGACCGACGCCGACGCCGAGCTGCAGTGTGAGAGCTTCCAGACCGGTCCGGCCGCCTGGCTGACGGCCTGGAACTTCCCAGGCGCGCGCGTGCCGCTGATCAGCCGGCCCAGTCCCGAGGACGAGGCCGCCGCCGCCGAGCTGCTGGAGAAGAAGGGCAAGGCCGTGAAGGCCCTGCGCGACGCCGGCCTGGAGCCCGAGAACGACGAGATCATCGCTCGCATCGTCGGTCCGGGCTGGAGGCTGGCGCCGAAAGCCATGACCCCGGCGTCCGGCTCGCCGGCCTTCGCCGAGGCCGACACCCGCGACGCGGTCGACCAGTTCGCGGACGAGATGGACTGGGAAGAAGTGGTCCGCCCGCTACGCGACCAGGTCATCGCTTTCGTTGAGGGCAAGCCCGACCTGCAGGCCGCCGCTGACCAACTCGGCGCCATGCTCGCCGATCCCGCCGGCTCCCAGCTGGTCGAGCAGCTTGGGCGCGCGCTCCTAGAGGCCCGCCTCGGCGGCCGCGTCGGCGGCGCGCTCTCGGCGGCGATTGCCCAGGCGGACGCCGACCGGGCATGAGCGTCCTGGACTTCAAGGCCAGGCCTCCCGCCCAGGCCGTCGACTACCTGGAGAGCAAGGTAGTGGGCGGCCGCTTCTCGTTCGACTGGAAGGATGTCCAACGCGAGGAGCACCTGGTCTCGTTCTTGGTGGCCAAGGCCATGGCCCGCGACGTCCTGGTCGACATCCACGCCGGCCTGGTCGACGCCATCAAGACCGGCAAGAGCCGCGAGCAGTTCGTCAAGGATCTGACGCCGCTTCTGCAGGCCAAGGGCTGGTGGGGCAAGGCGCTCCGCGAGGATCCGGTGACCGGCGAGACCCGGCCGGTGCAGTTGGGCTCGCCACGGCGCCTGCGTACGATCTTCGACACCAACATGCGGATGGCGCACGCCGCCGGCCGCTGGGAGCGGTTCATGGACACGGCCAGCACCCGGCCGTTTCTAACCTATCATCACACGCCCCAGGAAAATCCCCGCCTAGAGCACGTCGCATGGGATGGCGTCACCCTACCGATCGGCCACGTCTTCTGGAAGACGCACTTCTGCCCCAACGGCTGGGGCTGTAAATGCTTCATCACCTCGGAACGGGCAGGCGCCGCAGTGACCTCCGAGGAGGAGCTGCAGCGCGTCGGCGCCTACGACACCCGGCCCTGGACGAACAAGCGCACGGGCGAGACCCGTGACGTCCCCCAGGGCGTAGATCCCGGCTTTGACTACAATGTGGGCCAGGCCCGGCTGGCCAGCTTCGTGCCGCCCGCCGCGCCCGAGCGCCAGCGTCCCTACGTCCAGGGCGAGCGCACGCCCCGCGCCCTGCCGACCGTGCGCCAGGCGCGCGCCCTGCCGGCCGGCGTCCAGCTGCGCCCCGATCTCGGCGGCGGCGACGCTGGCGCCGTGTTCGAAGCGTTTTCCAAGGTGCTTGGAAAGGGTGAGGGCGAGGTGTTCATTGACCGCGCCCAAGTCCCGCTGGTCGTCGGCCGCCGCATGTTCGAGCGCCACACCGCCGCCGGCGCCAGCCTGGCCGCCAAGGAGCACCTTAGCGGCCGTGCCGCATACGCCGAGATCCTGGCCGCCACCCTCCAGGACCCGGACGAGATCTGGCACTCGGTCCAGAGCAGGGGTGACGGTTCCTCGGTCTTCGTCCGCAACTACGTTTCCTGGATCAAGAGCGGCGACGGCCGGGAGGCCTTCGTGGTCAGCTTCCACGATCGGGACGGCGTCTGGTGGGGGGCTACGGCCTATCCGCCCGGCAACCGGGGCAAGGCCCGCGACCAGCGCACCCAGACCGACGTCGGCTTCCGGGTCGGCGCCCTGGTTTACGCCCGGAAATGAAAGACCCCCGCGCGAGCTGCCGCCGGGGGTCATGACGGCTTTTTGGACCCCGCATCCGCTGGGATTGGCCGTGACCTGAATTTAGGGCCATAGGGGCGGCTTGTCGAGTGGCCCCGCCCGATCTGCGTCGTGGGCGTCTCTATGCCTTCCACGGCGTTCCAGGGCCTTCCAGGAAGGTTGCGCGGCCACGGCGGGCGGTGGAAGGTGTCGGCGCTGCGAGGAGCGGGGCTAGACCGGACAAATGTCCGGGGCGAAGGCCTCGGCGACACTCTCGATAGTGGGGGCTCAACGGACGACCTGTCCACCCCGTTCCTGAGCCGCCGCCGAGATCATGCAAAACCGCGAAGTCGTCGCCACTCCCGAGCGCAACCCGATCTTCCGCGCCGGTCGTCACCGGGCCATGAACGGCCGCGTCTACGAGTTCAGCGACGGTGACGTCGCCGCCATCGCCACCGGTTACGATCCGGCCCTGCATCAGGCCGCCTACGTCCTGGGCCATCCGAAGACCGACGCTCCGGCCTGGGGCTGGGTCGACGCCCTGGAAGTCGTGGACGGACAGCTGGTCGCCGTCGCCGGCGACATCGATCCGGCCTTCTCGGAAGGTGTGAAGGCCGGCCGCTACCGCTTCCGCAGCGCCGACTTCTACGGCCCGGACGACGCGGCCAACCCGAAGCCGGGCCAGTACTATCTGCGCAGCGTCGGCTGGCTGGGCGCTGAGCCGCCGGCCATCAAGGGTCTGGGCGCCGCGTTCAGCGAAACCACCGAAGCCGCGCCGATCTCGTTCGCCGAGACAGACCTGTCGCTGGCCTGGCTGGCCAACAACGTCGCCGACATGTCCCGTCGCCTGCGCGATTGGTTCATCGAGAAGTTCGGCCTGGAGGCCGCCGATCGCGCTATCCCGGCCTGGAACGACCAGGCCGCCGCGTCGATCGCCGCTGACGTTCGCGCTGAGATCCGCCACGACAACGGCGAAGGCATCTCGGCGATGTTCTCCGAGGCCCAGGCCGCCCTGGCCGGCGCCAACGCGGCAACCAAGGCTCTGGAAGCTCGGGCCGCCGACCTGGACACCCGAGAAGCCGCTATCAAGGCGCGCGAGGACAGCGCCCATGCCGGCGAGGTCGCCTTTGCAGAGGCCGGCCGCGTCGCCGCCCGGACCGACGATAGCGCCTTCGTTGACGGCCTGGTCGAGGCCGGGCGACTGCCGCCCGCCTACGCCGATCAGGTCAAGACCCTGCTCGGCGTCCTGGACGGCGACCAGGCTGTGTCCTTCGCCGAGGGCGAGACCGGCCCACGCGACCAGTTCCGTCAGCTTCTCGGCGGCCTGGGCCAGGCGATCGTCTTCTCGGAGGTGGCTCGCCCTGGCGACGCCCCGCGCGAACTCGGCGCCACCGACATCGCCGCCCGCACCCGCGCCTTGGTCGATGAAGCCGCTTCTCGGGGCGAGACGATCTCGTTCGCCGAGGCCGGCGCCCGCGTCCGCCAGTCCCTCAACGCCTAGTCCAACCGCAAAGGTTCTGCCCATGCATCCCGGTCTCACCAAGACCTTCATCGCCGGCGCTGCTATCACCCGCCGCCGTATCATCAAGTTCGACAACGTCGACGGCCAGGTTCTCCAGGCCGCCGCCGCTACCGACGCCTCCTTCGGCGTCAGCGACATGTCGGCCGACTGTGTCACCGGTGATCGCGTCGAGGTCCGCCTGACCAACGTGGCCGAGATCGACGTGGGCGGCGCTATCACGCGCGGCGCTCCGATCACGAGCGACGCCAGCGGCAAGGCTGTCGCCGCCGCCCCGGCCGCCGGCGCCAATGTTCGTATCATCGGCTTCGCCCTGGCGACCTACGCCTCCGGCGATATCGGCGACTTCTTCCTCAATCCGGGCGTCATGCAGGGCTAACGCCCCGCCGCCGCCCTCACCGGCAAAGGCTCCGCTTCCATGTCGAATTCCGCTCCTTTCACTATCGACCCCCAGCTGACCGGCATCGCGATTGCGTATCGCAACCGCCAGCTGATCGCCGACGAAGTCCTGCCGCGCGTGCAGTCAGTCGGCACCAAGCAATTCAGCTACACCACCTTCCCGCAGGGCGAGCTGCTGACCGTCCCGGACACCAAAGTCGGCCGTCGTGGCGCGCCGAACACGGTCGAGTTCTCGGGCTCGAAGGTCACGGCCGAGTGCTTGGACTACGGCCTGGAGGACGAGATCCCCCAGGACGACATCGACCAGGCCGCCGCCGCTATCAACAAGGCCCTGGCTCGTCCCCAGGAGCGCGCCACCGAGTGGTTGACCAACCTGATCGCCCTGGACCGCGAAGTCCGCACCGCCGGCCTCGTCTTCAACCCGGCTACCTATGCGGCCGCCAACAAGACCCAGCTGGTCGGCGGCACCCAGTGGTCGAACCCGGCTGTGGACGCCGTCGCGGGTATCACGGGCTACCTGGAAGGCCTGCTGATGCGTCCGAACACGGCCGTTTTCAGCGCGCTGTCGTGGGCCGGCCTGCGCCGCAATCCCTACATCGTCAAGGCGGTGAACAAGTCGAGCGGCGACACAGGCCTGGTGAGCCGCCAGGACTTCGCCGAGGTCTTCGAGCTGGAGGAGGTGCTGGTCGGCGCCGCCTTCGTCAACACGGCCAAGAAGGGCCAGCCCGTCACCCTGGGCCGCGCCTGGGGCAAGCATGCGGCCTTCATCTATCGCGACAAGCTGGCCGACCGCGAACGCGGCGTGACCTTCGGCATGACGGTGCCCTATGGCGATCGTATCGCCGGCGAGCGTCTGGACGCCGACATCGGCCTGCGCGGCGGCGTCCGCGTCCGCGTCGGCGAGACGGTCAAGGAACTGATCACCGCCGCCGACTGCGGTTTCTTCGTCCAGGACGCGGTGGCCTGATCCCGATGCGCATCCGCCTCACCGACATCAGCCTAGACCTGCCGGGCCGCCGCCTCGAAATCGGGGAGACCCTCGTCGTGGGCGAGGACATCCCCGAGGACATCGCGGAGATGCGCCTGGCCGCCAAAACGGCGGTTGAAGTCCGCGACGACGAGGTTTCGGCCGCCCTGGTCGAAGCTCTGGAGGCCTTCAAGGCTCACGCACTGACCGGCCACACCGTCCTAGAGCGAGCCATCGACCTGGTCGTCGTTGAGGCGGATATGTTCGCCTTCGCGGACGCGCTGCAGGAAGCCACCACCACCGTGGAGGCGGCGACCCTCGGCCAGCGCATCCGAGCCATTCTGAGCCGGGCCGAGGCCGCCACCGAGGCGCTTCTGGCCGGTCACGTAGCTTCCGACGTCGCCCGCGAGAGTACGGCGGCCCCGGAGAGCGCGGCGTCCGCCTCCGCAGTGTCGGACGATAACCCCCGCAGCGACGACGGGGCCAAAGGCGAGGAGGCGGAGGCTTTGGCCGACGCTTCGCCGCCGGCGGCCAGCGCCACCAATGAGGTCGAGCAGCAGGCGCCCGCCAAGACCGGCGGCCGGAAGAAATCCGGGGCCGCCTGATGGGGTACGCCGTCGTTTCCCAGTTCGTTGCGCTGGTCGGGGAGGCCGAAGCGCGCGCGCTCGCTACCCCGGCCGCGCCGACGCCGGGGTACGACGCCACCAAGATCCAGGGTGCGCTCGACCGCGCGTCGGCCACCCTGGACAGCTACTTCGCGACCCGGTTCACCGTTCCGCTGAACCCGGTCCCCGACATCGTCGCCACGAACGCCTGCACCCTGGCCCGCGAGGAGCTGGACCGGCAGGGCCGCGACTTCGTGATCAAGGCCGCCGATCGGGTCCGATCCTGGGCCAAGGATGTGGCCGCCGGCCGCGCCACGCTGGGCGTGGACGCTGCGAGCCCGCAGGCTCCCGCCACCAGCTCGGGCGGCGCGTCTGTCCTGATCTCCGCGCCGGACCGCGTCTTCGACGACAATGGCCTGGCCGCCTTCCTAGGCGCCGGCTGATGGCGATCGGGATCACCATCACGGTCCAGGACGCCGACGTCCTCGCCGGCCTGCGGCGCATGCGGGAGGTGGGCGAGGATCTGCGCCCGGTCCTGACCGACATCGGCGCCGAGCTGGAAAGCTCGACGGTCATGCGGTTCACCACCAACGTTGCTCCGGACGGCACGCCATGGAAGGCTTCGTTGCGCGCCGAGAAGACCGGCACGCCGACCCTCGTCCTGTCGTCGAACCTGCGCGACAGCATCCACTACGTGGTCGAGGCCAACGCGGTGTCGATCGGCTCCAGCCTGATCTACGCCAAGGTCCATCAGACCGGCGCGGTGATCACTGCCAATGGCGGCGCCTTGGCCTTCACGCTGTACGGCGGGTCGTTCGTCACGGTCCGCAGCGTCACCCTGCCCAAGCGCGAGTATCTGGGCATGTCGGCCAACGATAACCGGGTTGTCCCGGAGATCGTCGGCGAGCACTGGGTCCGAGCGGCGCGAGGCGGGCGATGATCGGGTTCTTCGACGCCGCCGCCGCACGCCTGGCAGACCCGGCCCGCTGCCCCGCCGT